TGGTAAAGTAAAAGTAAGTAAAAATAATTCTGTTTTTTTCTTTGAAATTGGTAAAGAGATGACGCAGGATTTAGCAGAGGCCGTGGCAATAATGATGAGAGAAGTTGATTTTAAAAGTGATATCTGGAATTTAGAAATACAAGATGTGAATATTGAAGACATAATACCAGAAAAAAGTTTATTTTGGTTGACTGGTGGTTATAATGAATGGAGAGTTTTAGAACATTATAACAGACCATGGTGTGAGGCTTATTTAGATTTTCAAGAAGAGTTTGGTTTTATAATAGTTAACACTATAAAAAGATCAAAAAAATTATATGAGATAAGAGACAATTTTATAAAATATTTGAATTTGCCTATACTTTATGATTTTGCGGTAAGTAAAAACTTAATAAGATAAAAAAGCCTCTCGTTTGAGAGGCTTTTTAGTAACTAATTTTTTTTATATATACATTATGGAAATGATACCTAAAATTTGTCAAAATGCTTGGTGTAAAGCTCAATTTTATTTTACAGAAAATGATATGGTTGAAAGTGATGAGACCGGTGAGATAGTAAAAATTGAACCACCCTATTGTCCTAAATGTAAAAGTTTTAATACAGAGTTAAGTGGTGGTGTTTCGTGGGAAGAAAGACAATATGAAGATGATCCATTTGCTAGTGGTCCATTTCCAATAAAATATAGAGTAACTAATTATAAGTCATGAAATCAGCACATTTTTTTGATTTAGATGTTTTAATATCAGTTAAAAGTGATGTTTGGATTGTTAGTAAAACAAATCCTAAGTATCCTATAATAAAAATTACTACTTCAGAGTTCAACCTTATAAAAAAAGGAGTTTATAGAAAATATAATACACCTTTAAAGATTTCAAATATAGACTATTGGTTACCTGAAAATTTATATAATGATATTAAAATAAAGTGTAAGAACCATAGAGTTGATATTACAAGTTTGGCATTTTCAATGCAGGAGTTCATGAATTCTGAAATAATTGATAACTTAGAACATTCTATATTATTACATAATTTTCAACATCTAAAGAATACAAACGATGATATTTATGTGATATGTTCAAAGAATTCAGAAAATAACTATTTACCTATAATAAAAAAATTGAATGTAAAATTATCTGAACTTGGTCTAAAAATAGAAAAATTCTATTATCTATCAGAGACTTTTTATAATAGAGACACTGATTATATCACTCATAAAAAAGTTAGATTATTGATACAACATTTGATAGGAAAAAAAACAGATGATAATAAATTTATAGAAGAAGACATAAAAAAATATCAAAATGTTTATTTTTATGATGATGAGGTCAAGGTTATAGAATTGGCTAAAAATTCTGCTCAAATGTTTGATTTTTTAATTTCAAACACAGATAAAGATTTAGTTTCAGTCATAAAAAGTGATTTGAAATCACAGGAACATTTTATTTTTGTAAAACAAGTCACACACAATCTCGCAAATCCTATTCAAGAAACAAAAGTCCCAATAAAATTTTCAAACATAGTAAAAACGTTTGAGAGTTTTAAATACAGGTATTAGTCTTTCTTTTTGTTATCTTGATCTTTTGCTATCATTGCTGATTTTATTAAATCGTTTAACTTTCTGTTGTCAAAAATCTCACCATTTTGGTTTTCTGGGTTGTTCTCCTCGGTAATATTTTGTGATTTTATTACTTCTGGATTTTCTATGTCATTTAATCCTAAATCCTTTCTTAATGTTTTATAGAATTTTTCTAATTCGGTTCTTTGTCCTGATAAAAATTTAGAATTTTCTCTAATTTGTCCTATGGTTTGATTGACAACTTCATGCATTCTGGCTGAATTATCACCATTATCAACTTGTCTTAGTTGATTTAAAAAGTTTTTTCTCGTCATTTTAGATAAAAAAATAGCCTCAGCGTAGACTGTTGCGTCTTCTTTCATTTTATTTTTTATGTAAGGATGTTCTTTTAGTTGAGGTACATCACTGAGATACAAATCTACAAGAGATTCTAATACATCCATTGACTGATGTGAAGAGGCTGTTAAGTCCGAATCGTAGTCATATATTTCAATTTCGCCTAGATCCGGTAAATCATCCGGTGATGCTAAATGCTTTGATATATCAAAATCACCACCTTCTGATTGAATTTGGTCAAATTCGTCTTTAATTCTATTTCTTTCATTTTCTGATTTAGACATAGAGATTCGGTTTTTGCAATATATATAAAAAATAACTTCTCTGTATGGCTTTTAATGAAGCTCAAGAAAAACAAATGATATTTACTACTAAATTAGTAGATGAGGCAACAGATAAAATAAATGATGGTATTGTTGTAAAGCGATATCAAAATCCTTGGTTGAAAAGTGAAGTTGGATTAAGAAGATCAGGTGTGACTTTCAGAATGACACCAGATGAGCAACAGGAATATGTTAGATGTGCATTAGATGTGCATTATTTTGTTGAGAAATATTGTAAAGTAAAAAGAGAAGATGGTAGTATAGGTAATATACTTTTAAGAGATTATCAAAAAGAGATACTTGATAATTTTATTAATAATAGATTTAATATATTAATGGCATCAAGGCAGGTTGGTAAAACAATATCTTCTGCAATTTTCATGTTGCATAAAATTTTATTTGATAACGATAAAAACATAATGATAGTTGCTAATAAAGGTGATACTGCTGTTGAAATTGTTGATAAGATAAAGTCAATTTATTCACTACTACCATTTTTTTTAAAACCAGGTATAAAAACTTGGAATCAAAAATCGCTGACATTTGAGAATGGTTGTCGAATCAAAACATCTGCTAGAACTAAAACACCTGCTATTGGTTTTACAATAGATGTGCTTTACTTAGATGAGTTTGCCCATATACCATCTAATATAATAGAGCCATATTACACCGCTGCATTTCCTACAACAGCCGCTGTTCAAAATTCTAAAATTATAATTACATCAACTCCAAATGGTATGAATTTGTTTCATAAATTACTTACAGATGCTGAGAGACCTCAGGGTGATCCAATAAAAAACAACTATAAACCAATGAGGGTATACTGGTATCAAGTGCCGGGTAGATTTGTAACTTATGTAAGATTAAATAATCATCAGTTATTTGATAATGGTTTGAAAAAAGAAGATGTTTTTGATATTATTAAATCTAAATGGGGTCATCTCACCAAAGTAGAGATGTATTGGAATACTGACTTACAAAAAGATGTTATATCCATTTATAATAATGATGCTTGTTCAGATCAAGAAATTAAGACTTTTACGTTGAAAAATGATAAAGATTATGAAATACCTCTATTATCATTAGCTGAGATAACTACATGGAAAGAAGAGGCGATAAAGGATATTGGTGGAGAGGATGCTTTTAACCAGGAATATGGACTTAGATTTATTAATGCTTCTAAATCATTATTAAATGAGGCTATAATTAATGATCTTACTAATAATAAAAGAAATTATGAATGGGAAGAATTGTCTGAGTTTGAAAGAAAGATAAAATTTAGTTATAAAGATTTAATCTGGATAGACGACGATGACGTTTATATTCCACTAAGAAGAAAGGAGTATAGATTTGTAATCTCGGTCGATATCTCAGAGGGTCTGGGACAAGATTATTCAGTTATTAATATTTTTAAATTAAATAGTAAAACCAAAGACACAATAGAATCTCAAAAAAATTCTTATAAATCCTTAGTTGATTTTTTTAGATTAGAACAAGTTGGAATATATAGAAGTAATTTAGTTTCTGTAAAACAATTAGCCGAGTTATTATACCTTCTAGTTTTTGAATATTTGAATCCGGAAAATTGTAAAGTTGTATTAGAATTAAATAATTATGGTAATACATTATTAGCCGAGATGCCACAAGTTTTTGATGGTAATAATAATTATGGCTCATCTGTATTTGTAAGATATAAACACAGAGCAGACTCTAACGAAGAAAAAATAGGATTAAAGGTTGGAGAAAATAAAAATTTATTAGTAAAAGATTACCAAGACTTGATGACATCGAAATCTTTCTATATTAATAATGAAGATACAATTAGAGAAATTACTACTTTTGTTAAACATACTACAAACGCTGGTAATATAAAATATGCAGCCGATGTCGGTCATGATGACACAGTTATGACTATTGTAAACACAACATCTTTTTTTGGTAAAAATGAGTTCAAGGAAATGTGTGAGGACTGGATGTCAAGGCACATGGATAAATCAATGACTAACTATATTAATGATTGTTTAAAGAACGTTGACTATGTCGAGGGTGTTGACTATGGTCAAGTTCTTAAGGTTAGAAGACAATTTTTAAATCGTTCTAAAGGAAGTGTTGGAAATAATGGAAATTGGTTTGGATTAAAATAATTATGAATTAGCCTCCATTGTTACCGAAAGACCCGCATTTTTCAATTTATCTTTCATAGTTGAAATCGTGTCATAATCTCCATATTTGACGTCACATTTACCATTAAAATGAACTATATGTGCGCACTGATTCGCTTGTTCAAATTCATGACCGCAGTGTTTCATCAGACAATTTATTACGTGGTCGAATGTGTTATAATCATCATTGTGTAAAACCAAAAGATATGGTTTAGATAATAATTCTTCAACTTTTGTTGATGTTTTCTTTTTTGTAATTGTTGCCATATTCATCTTATATATTTTCGTTTATAATTGTTGATTTTTTATTTACAACGTCTACTATTGTTACTTTACAATTTTGAGTTGATGCCCACTCTTCAAATCTACCTAAGTGTTCTTGTCTATCGTCATACATTACAAAGTGTTCGCATTGAGTAATAGATATTAGTTTTTCAAAAAGTGTAGTTTTAAACATAAATGTATCACCGCCCCAATTTAAATAAATTCCATCTTTTCCATTTCCACTTTGTTGTTCGTCTGTGGAATTTATAATCCAAACTTCATCAAAAGATAAATTATGTTGGTTTAAGATTTTTATGATATTTTCTCTCATATTAGGAACTATTTGTAATCTACCAGTTGCCATAATAATTGTAGAGTCTTCATCTCTTTTGGCTTTTAAATACTCTAAATAAACCCATTCATTCTTTGGAGTAAAAAATATTTCAGGGTCTACTGTTTCTGGTTTTGACCACCAT